CAGAATTAACATCTTTGATGCTGAGCATTGCTGACTCCTTTGTGTTACAATGTGTATATTATAGCAAATTGGCGATTTTTGGTCAATCGGAACGTTGGTAATACTTGTGTATTACATGCTCCAATAAGTTTCGCTGGCAGGGTTGCAACACCAGGGAGTGTCACGGTCAATTTGGACATCAGCACCGGTCATCAGGCTTTTGACAGTGACCATTGTGGGCAGAAACTCAATGCGGTAGCCTTTGCTTGTGGGCCACAGTTCGTATTGCAATTCACGAACTTCACGACGCATCTCGGCTGCATCACGATTGCGCCAAACACTAGTGCTGACCAAACGTTCACCACTCTTGGTGCGACGATCTGCTTTGTAGATGTACATGGTGTGATCTTGTTTCATTGCTGGCTCCTTTTTGCTGTCTATGTGTGTATTATAGCAAATTGGCGATTTTGGGTCAACCAAAAGAAAAACCCGCCAATTCAGCGGGTTTTTGTAGTACTTGAGTATTACTTTTTAAGACGCGGATACATAAACGACACTTCTGGTTACTTCACCGTCGGGCCATGTCACTGTGATTGGGTAGTCATCCCGTACATTGCCGGCAAACGCTCGAAAAAGTACGTTAGACGCCCACTGTGATAGTGGAGGTGCAATCAGTGCAGGAAATACGCATCTACCGTTGCTGTCAGTGGCAGTGGTGCCCGAATTGCCAAACCCAGTCCAGTTGAATGTAGCGTTGGGGTCACCTGTGACTATGATTGTAAACGATTTGCCAGTTGGCACCTCATCTGTTGTTGTTGGGGTATTGTTCAAAGTCCACCCGTCTTGAATAACACTGATACTCTTGGGATATCGCGGAGGCGTTACTTGTATGTTGACACTGCCTGAAAAATCTGGTGCTTGTCCTCTTGGTGAACAAGTAACTTTTATCACTGCATCACCAGTGGCAGGAACAGTTGAACCGGGCACCAAAAACAAATCACCTTGTTCTGATGCAGAATAATTGGTATAGTTGATTGGTATGAGGGCACTGGTAGTATTGCCTAACGTCACAGAAATTGTGCCAGTGACATAAAATGCGCTGGGTCGTGCTCTAACTCGCACATAAAAATTCTTTGCAATTTCTATACTGGTAGTAGGCTCACCCGGTTGAGCAATACCATTCACTGTTACTTGGGGATATACTGCCAAAATATCAAGACTTGGTGTTGGTGCAACCACACTCAGTGGTAAATTCTGCAGTATCACTCCCACATAAGTTGTAGTTCCAGCAACCGTTATGGTCAATAGAACATCTCGTTCTATAGTGGATGACACTACAACTCCAAATCCACCTCGACGAGTAGCAACTATTCTAAAAGTTCCGTCCAACGGAATACCTGATGGCAATGGCGTTAATCCGTAGCCAACATTACGACCAGCTAGACCTTCCACACTCGAAACTGTAATCAATGATGGGTCAACAGGACCGCCTTCACCAGTAAGATAGATACCAGTAACTGTGTAAGGAACTTCAGTGCCGATTGGATAGCTGTCCATTGCTCCAGAAAACACTTCAGCATCGATGATAACTATTGAGCCCTGCCATGTTACACTGCCGCTTCTGAATAGTCGTACATTTGGACCTTCAATTGTTGGTGGTGGATTGTATCCAATGCGTGGCCGGGCTGGTGGCGGTGTGGTCTCTGGTCCAGGTACCACAGGAGGCGGTGTAAAACTCAGTGCACTGTTTGCAGGCTCTGACCCTGATGCTATCCTTGTCCTAGCTTCATCCACAGTGTAGTCAGTACTGGTTGCGTTTGTGGGTATTTGTGCTGCAGGAGGTGCTGGAATAATAGGCGGTTGTACTGGTGGCAGTGGAGTCAACACATTGGCGCTTCCGCCAGATGATTCACCGGGGTATGTGTTGGGCACTGCAAAGTTTGTGCTGAGGATACCAGCTTGGTTCAGGCTCTGATAGTTTCTGCCTTCTCGCAAAGCTCCAATGATGGCTTGCCCGGGCAAGGTACCAAATTGTGCTACTGTGTTCAGGAACTCAGATGCGTTCTTGGGAGTGTTGTCTTGGCCGTACCGAGTAAGACCAGATGCAAAACTCATTGCACTACTTTGACTATCACTGATCAGTTCGTCATAATTCAAGCCAGTCTTGGCTTGATTCACTGCTTCTCGAAATATCTGTTCAGAGATTGTGTTGAATGCACTGTTGAGATCGTTGGCTTGGTTGGGGTATGCTGCGATCAAGTTGGCGATCTCTGCTTGAGCAGCAGGTATCAGGCCTGTGGTAAATGCTAGATCGCCTGTGGCATACACACCAGCAGCGGGACCCGAAGGAATTGTGACGGGACCTGTGTTGGGTCCATAAGTGCCCGACACAGTGGCCAGCATGTCATTGTATATGCCTTGCAACACAGAGACATCCATGGCGCCAATCAAAGTTGGTACCTGCAACATTAGGTTGGTAACGTTGACACCAGCGGCTGTGCCAAGAAAATCCATCACAGTAAAAGACCCGTAGGGTCCTGTGCCTGTGGCAAAGTTGTCTTTGAGATACTGAGTTATAGTGGCAGGCACCGGCTCGGTCAGTGTTTCTAGTAGATACAGGCCTTTGAGTGTTTCTATGCTCATAGCAAGACTCCAGCTAGTTCAGGCAATGTGAGTTGAGACAGGTTGCCAATTTGTTGCAGACTCTGCGACAATGCTGTAGCAGCCACAGCTTGAGCTGGGGGCACAATCTTTGCTAGTTGATCACAACCAGTGACCACTGCTTCAGTTACATACACAGTGACTGTGTCGTTGACCGCGCCATCTTGGTCAAAGATCAACACAGCATCGCCATCCACTGGAGTGGTCAAACTTTGCCAGCTGCGTGGGAATAGTTTCTGAACGTCCAACAAGTCAGCCATGGTATTGATAGTCATCGTGTTGTTACCTGTAAAATTGCAAGAACCTGTAAAAGGTCATCACCCACAATAGTAGTCATGGCTCGATATGCACGTTGTTGCAAGCTGTTTAATTGTGTTTGTGTCAACACCAGTTCTGACTGCGACGGAGTACACAGCGCAACAATTTCTTCAGGGGTAAGTCCTTGAGCCAACAATGCTGCTTCTACTGGAGGTATAGTACCACGAACAATTTCTGCCATTCTGGACAATTGTCGCAACAGTGTAGCTGGTGTGCCAAAATCAGCAATGGCTTCAAGACTAAACGCCTGTCCTAACTCCGCAACATCTTGTGCAAAAGCAGGGATGGCCAATGTCACCGCGGTGATGTCGCCGGTGATCAAGTTGTCCATGTTGGTGTAAGTTGGTCCCATATACGTGGTAGCATTTACAGCACTGTATACAGTGTCAGTTGATTGACTCTGAAATCCAGTCACAGACGAAAACACTTGAGCAAACTTACTCAAGTCACCGTTGCCTAGATATCTGTTGCCAGTGTCCAAAATCAAGTTACCAAATCCGCCCTCGGGTGCAGGCGGGATCACCGGTGCTGCAGAAACTGACGTGGTAGCATTGGCATAGGCGGTGGGCACACTAGCTGACAGTGCAGGACAACTGTTAGCGGCCAAAGTCTGCAACAGATATATGGTAGTGACATTTAGGCCATAAGTTTCCGCTGCCGCTGCGGTGCTCAACAAAGGCGCAATCAAGTTGGCAGTGTTGTAGGAGTTAACGGATTCTACCATGCTGGTTGGCAAGCTCACGCCAGTGTTGCTCAAAATACCCGAAGCTGCAATCAACTGCAAAGGTGTGTAACTCATTATCTACCACCTATAAACACATCTCTGCTGCCGCCTACACGAGCATGGTCTGCGCACCCATCTTTGTTGCCAGTGACATTGATAGGTTTACCATCGGCTCGCACAGAATTGGAGCCATTGGCTGTTGTGGTTTCGTGCTTGCCGTGTTTTGCCACTTTGGTGCCATTAACAGACACCTTCTGACCGTTTACACGAACAGAAAGTACCCCACCTTCGATGGGTGCTTTTGCATCATTCTGATCACCTTCTCGCTGCACTGCTGGCATATTATCCTAGTATAAGTTTCTTTTCTGGTACCTTGATACCAGTTGTTGCTTCTAGGTATTTCATTTTGACTGAGTCATCAGTTTTGGATACCAAAGCAACGCTGTTAGTATTTAACTTAATTTCTTCCTTGGGATCTGCTGTAAACAAACTGGGCACAAGTCCCATGCCTTGTGGGCCAGGAGCAATGCTCACTGGTTCTTCCAAGGTGATCCAGTCGCCGCCGGACATTTTTACTTTGGCAACCATTTCTTCGCCAGAGTTCATTTTGAATGTGTATACCTGATTGTGTTCAAGTGCTATTTGCATTATGCTAGTTTCTTTCTGAGTTCGTTAAATCCGCCCACATGTTCTTGATCCAAGAAGATCTGTGGTAGTGTGCGAGCTGTTGGCACAGCTTCTAGTAGTTGTTCCTTGGTCCAGTCCTGGCTTACGTTGCGTTCTTCGTATTCAATGCCGCGGCTTTCCAGCAGAGCTTTGGCTTGAACACAATAGGGACATTGGTCTTTTGACCATACTATGGCTTTCATTTAGTTTCCTTTGTTGTTAATTATTGAAACGGCACCCTTGGAATAATAATAATATTTGGAGGTGCGGGGTTCTTATGGTCGTGTGGCTTGTGTGGCTTGTGCGGTGTCCCGTGTGGTTTGTTGTGCGCTCTCAAATCAGCTGACCCCAATGCTTGTTCATAGTTAACTGGACCTCTAAAACAACCAATAGCATATGGAAATTCATTGTTCAAGTGATAGTGATAGATATTCTGCATCTTGCCGTCCCACATCACTGGATGGGTGTGTCCATGACATTCGTCCAGTTGGGCGTTGGTGACCATTTTGCCATCATCACCTCTAGGGCCATAGATACCAAAGCCATCTAGTGCATAGCCAAACAAGGGTGAATGACCTTCTGTTCCTTGATTAGGAAAGCACTTCCAGCTATAACCATGCAGGTGATATTGTTGAGCATAAGGATGTCCCCAGCACTGGTCAACAGGCAAGATTGAAGCCGGTGCATACCATGCTACATTACTGGCGTTGGCAATCTCAGCATGCCACACAGTGCCTGTGAGTGTGACACCAATTGGCAATGCAGCAATGGGATTTGGCTTGGCACTGACCTTGGGATATTTAGGTACTTGAATATTTAAAACATAGGGACTAACACCAATGGCCGCGGCACTTGAATAGTCTGAACCCGGAATGCCTGTTCTGAAATCATGTCCACCTGGAGCCACACTGTAATACTTGTAAGCAGGGGTGCCGGGTTGTACCGGAAAGTCGCCCATTGGGGTATTTGGCAATCCATTGCCCACAAAATAACGATACTTGTCATCTTCAGTTATAGCAAACACACTGCCTTCTTTGGCATAGTCTTTGGCATATTTGGTGCCACTCACATATGGCATCTTTGAGATGACCACAGTGTTGTTTGTGGTATCCATCCAGGGCTGTGTGCTTATTTTAAATCGTGTGTTGGCAGGAACTGCTGCAAGAAAATCTGCAGCCATGTATAGTCCATTCCGTTGAGCCTGGTATGGGCTTATGGTTCCGGCGCTTAACAATGTGGTGGGTGCGTCTTGGGCAACAACCATATGACTGCACAGAGCCAATGACAATGCTAATAAGATTTTTTTCATTTGTTTCCTCAAAGGTTTGGTAATTCGTCGTAGTCTAGTGCATCACTCATAACACCAATCACATAGTTAGTGCTTTCGTTCTCTTGTAGTGCAGTTTGTTTCTTGCTGGTGTCCACATGCTTGTTGAACCAGGGAATAGGTGTGCTGCGTGGTGCAGACTCCAGATACTTGATGCCGATTTCGTGCAAGGCATTCTTGGCAGTGTAGTCCACAAAGTCGATCAAGATATTGGCGTTGAGTCCGATCACAGGACCGTGCTTGAACAGGTACTTGGCCCAGTCTTTTTCTTCACGAATCACATCCAGATACATTTGATAAACTTCGTCTTCGCAACGAGCTTTGGCAGCAGCAAAACGCGGATCTTCTTTGACCACTTGATTGATCATCCAACCAGTCCATTCCTTGTGCATGATTTCGTCCTGCAGGATCAAACTGATGATGTTGCCGTTACCGATAAAGATACGGTTCTCTACCATGGCCAAGCTGGTGGCAAAGCTCACCATGAAACGGAATGCTTCCAGTGCATAGCTGGCATTGAGTGCAAGCCAAATGGCATCAATGTGTTCTGTTTCTGTGACCGTGCCGCCTGTTTCTTTGCGGCAGTTGATCACATGTAACCTGTCATAGTAGTTGCCCACGCTGGAGGCCATGTCCACAATTTCTTGTGTGTCGTGAATGGTGTTGAACACATCTTTAGGCACGTTGTAGATGTTGCGAATGATATGACTGTAGCTGCGACTGTGAATGTTGGTTTCAAAGAAGCTCCAGTTGTACATAACCGCTTCTAGCTCAGGGATACTGCACACAGGTGTAAAAATCTGGCTGGGTCCGCGACCCTGCAAACTGTCCAATGCTGTTTGACGCAAGAGATTTGACGTAAAGATATGCTTTACAGTGTCGCTGGCGTCTTTGAAGTCTTGGCTGTCTTTGGTCAAACTGACTTCTTCAGGAACCCAGAAAAAGCCACGAGCCTCTTGTTCAAACTTGGCCAGCTTGTTGTACTTAACTTCTTCAAATCGCTGAATGGTCACAGGACCTGCTGGGTCCAGAAACATCTTGCGGTTCAAGTAGTCAGTTTTTGTTTTTAAATTGTATTGGTGTTTGCTCATTTGTAGTTCCCTGATGCAAGTACTATCTTGCAAATATGTTCTAATCTTTCAATATGCTCGTAAGCACGCCATGGGCTGGTATCTATGGCAACCACTCCATGTCCTTTGATGCCTACTATGTCATAGGCAATGTTACCCGAGTTGTCTAATTGTAACATCTTGAAGCACTGGTCTGCAAGCTCTTGACTGATAGGAGGTACATCTCCCACATTGGGTGCTACCCTTGTGTATCGGTTTAGCTCAGGAAAAGCTGAACTGATGGTACTCAAATCGATTCCAGCATGCATAGCAGCAATACAGTAGGTAGGATGCACATGAACTACCACACGAACATCGTTGCTATGTTGTCCCATTGCTCGCTGTAAACCAAAGTGCAGGGGAATCTCGCCACTAGGCTTTAGATTAGCACTGATGTCAGTGTAGTAATCCTCTTGCCACAACAGCCCATGTATGCTGATCTTTTTGAACTGATCAGGTTGCAGTGTTTGCTTGCGCACACCACTGGGAGTGATATAAAAATGATCACGGTCGTGATGACGAATGCTCACATTGCCGTCGCGACTGGTGATCCAGTTTCGTTTGTAGGCATCCAGCATTACTTCACAAATTGTTTCTAGCATTATTTTTACCAATGTCTTATTACACCTGCCACAATAAACATGTTTGTGATCACATAACATGCTATGATGGCAGTTCTTATCCAGGTCACAAGATCGGCTTCTCGATCGTCGTTACTGGCCTTTTCGCCTATTGCTTTTGCCCATAGTCTCCACATGTCACAACTTGCAGCTTTCGCAGTCTTCTTGGTCGTCAAAGTCTATTGCTTCTAAAACAGCGGATGTTGCTTCGTCTACTTGCTTGCTGCCTTGCTTGTTGATCAGGCTGTAGTAGAATGTCTTTAGACCCCACATATGTGCCTGCATCAAGTTCCGGGCAATCAAGGTTGTGGGTACCTTGCGACCTGGGAAGTGTGCTGGATTGTAGAA